CCAAGCCATATTTCAACAGGCAAAGTAGAACCATCTAATGTAGCCCCCGCAGCATTAGCTACAAGAGTCCATGGTCTAGAACCATCAAGCTCTTCAGGGGTTTTTAATGTGTAAGAGTCATTCTCACTAGTAGTTGCAGTAACATCACATGTCATGATGTTTACTCCATTAACAGTAGATACACTCCAAGCGCCTTGTGTTAAAGCCATTTAATTATCCTCCCCTTAAGAAAACTTAAGAATTGCGTGAGTTTCAGGAACGCTAATTTCCAAGCCAGCTTCAGTGATTACTTGGTCTTGACGACCATCTACACCGTTGTCTTGTATATTAGTTTCAATGAAGGTATCTCGACTAATACCGTTACCCACAAGTGGTCTGTAAGCTACATTTTTCATATCGACAGCTACTGCATAATCTTCCCAAGGACCTCTTAATAAAGGCTCTTGAACAAAGTGTAAATTACCA